TATGTATTTAAGGGAAAACTATATAACAACTTCAATAATTTGACCATTCCGGGTGATCTTCCCATACCGCCCTAAACTTCTTAGGATCATGCACCAAGGTAGCGATTGCATCTGCAACCCCCGCAACCTCAGCTTTAGGTACCATGTACCTCTCTGACAGCATTCTGGCCAACGCTGCCGTATTTGCGATGTTCAAATAGTTACGCATCGCATCCTGCGCACTAACGAAACGCTCCTCCCACTGAGGATCCGTTCCTGAGACCATCATCGACCAGCGCTCAATCCTTCTCACGGGATCTGGCACCATAGTCACCCTGCGATTAAACTCGTCTAGCACCACAAAGTTGGACGCAAAGTAAGGGGAGTCTGTCTTGTAAGTCTTAGCACTCAAGTTGAACACCTCTGCCAGAACCCTCACAGACTTGTCATCGTCACTCCCAACAGTGTCGGTGCATGCGAGAGAATCGTCTCCCATGAACAACGCCCACAACATGCGAACATCCCGATACGCATAAGTCACCGCCAACACGTTCAACACCACATTGCCGAAGGCAGTAGTGGCGTCCCCCGACTTCCTCTGATACAACACATGCAATGAAAGACCCAAAGCCACGGCCCGAAGGCTACAATCCACATGGCCTTGCACCCATTGTTGCAAGAACTCTTCGTTCAACCCCAACTTCCTGAAAACAAACTCCTCAAGCTTGAAAGCGAACTCTCCCTGGGACTTATCGTACTTGCTGAAATCGTTCTCCAAGTACATTAGTTTCTCTGCCCCAAAAGGGTGGATGCCGGCCAAGAATTTTTCGATATCCCGGCTATCCTTCAGCAAATTCACATGATAGTTGGGCTTCAACAAAGCCAAGAACCGGCGAACCAACACCCTCATCATAGAACTAAACAATGCAGATAGAGCCTTCTCGTGATATACAATTACCTGAGGCTCGGTGCGCTGATCCAAAGGTTTCGTCGACAAGGTTGGCTTCACATCGGCCTTAAG